GGATTTGTATTTGCTCTGCGAATAATTTTACCGCCGCCTTCACCATCGCTAGGTTTAACTGGAGGCCAAATGAAACCTTTAACTGTAAAAGATAAGTCCCAAAGTATTAATCTTGTGGTCGACATATCGCCTTCATAGTCCACAGAAGATGTTACTGAATTAAGTATAATTGGCAAATCATATTTTTGATCCATACCTGGAATAAAATCCACGGTCACATTAAAATCTGGTGTAAAAAATGGAAGAATTTGTTCCAAAATTTGTGTGCCATCTTCCGTGTTTCTCACATATATTGATAATGAAAACTCATAGTTATAAGGTATAGGTGCAAATTGTGTTTTGACGGTGGTACTTGAGTTTGCAGAAAAATTGCGAAGCGTTGTCATTTGTTTTCTGGTTGGATCATATGACAAACCATCTAAACTAAATGAAATTCTTGGCACAACAGTAGCAATTGATTTTGTTAAAGTTGGGTCGGATGTAATTAATGTCAAATACTTTTCTTTTGGACCATAAGATAACGGCACTTTAAAATGTTCTTTTTGCACACCAGATTGTGTTGTTCTGGTGACCAAAATGTCATTAAAAAGTGTACCAAAAGCTACAACAACTTTTCGTATTGTTCGATGACTAAAAAACTTATTACCTAACATTATGCTTCACCAAATGGGTTAGTTTCAGTCCAATCTAATATGCCATCAGATTCGGTTTCAATACGATTATTGTCAACAATGTCTTCAAATGCATCATTCATTGTTGCGGTGTCAGAAACAACATTAGCCATCCAAACTGCACCTGATGTTTGTCCTTTAACATTAGCAGATATAAAATCACCTTGAACACGAATAATATCAACATACTTATTAGTACCAAGAGTGTCTGAACTGTGAACTATAGCTTGTGCTGTTGCGTTTGCTAAACTTGTGCCTTGATAAATGATTTCATCATTGGCAAATATTTTAGAACCTGTTGTGAGTGTAATTCTTGTTCTTGGATAGTTATCTCTAATTTGATTATCAACTTCGCTAAATCCCGTACTAATAATTTCATTAGAAAATACAAATTGTTTTAATTTTATAGCATACACATAAATGTTGGCATCACGACCACGGCCTAAAGTATAAAACATTGCTTGATCATTTTCACTCTCAACGAAAGTAATTTCAAAGAAGTTTTTCATCATTGGCAAATAAATCAAATCACCTTCTCTTGGTCGGGTTAAATTACTTGTTGATGTAGCATAGGCAAATCTTCGGCGAGAAACCAACATTGTAATTTCATCACGAATTTCGAGTCCAAATTTTGTTATAAAATCTCCCTCACCATCCATTCCTGTTACATTTTCCAAGTACATTTCAATTGGATGAGCAGTCAAATATTCTTTTAATGTATCTTCACCATAAATGTAATCAATTTGATTGCTATCTCTTACAGTTCTTGGAAGGTAATAAACATCCATGCCATAGATTTGCAAAGACTCAATTAGTAAGTCTTCCACAAGAAGTTGTTCTTGTGTTATGTGATTTAAAGGAAAATTATTGAAGTAAAAATTTGTAGCCACAAAAATTATCCTATAAAGATTTCGCTAGGCATACTTGTAGCATTATACATCTGTTCTTCCATACTCTTCAATTCTTCTACAGCTTCATCATATATTTGTTGGCCATTGAATGTTACACCACCAGGCATTTGTATGCCTGAAAACTTTTTAAGATTGGAACCCCATTGCATTTTGATCTTGGCAGTAGCATAGGCCTTAAGAAATCGATTGTCCCAAACATCTGTCAAACCAGCAACAGACATTGTTGCTGCAGCATTTGTGGCCGCCGGCGCACTTGTTAATGTAATATTTGTTGGCGAATTAATTTTTCTAACTTGCAATGATTCATTGCCAAAAGTAACAAAGTCATTTTCAACAATTTCTTGGTCAAAAATTGTGTTGGTTCCAATCACAGTTGTATTTCCCGCAACTAGTGAAGCTGTGCCAGTCAAATCAACAGTTTCTGGTGCCATTCGGCGATAACATTCCACAATAACATAATCACCAACTTCTAAATCTCTTGTCCAATCAATATCTAAAAATACTTTATTTTGAACACGATTAAATCTGAATTGTGGTGTTCCAGAAAATAAAAGATTGAGTGTTTGAATATGTTGCATCGTAATTTCATACGACACATAAGATACTGAAGTAAAGTCGTAAAGATCATGTAATCTCAATTGATATCTGAGGTCAAACATGTTTATAGAAGAATTTGAATCATCAAATCTTAAAATACCAGTCACGAAAAGTACGGCATCAGGACAATAAATCCAACGGCGGTCAATGTCCGCTTGGGTGATTTGGTGTTTCATAAAAAGTTTTTCTGTACCATCATAATGATAGTCGTAGAAAAACGCTAAAGCATCATCAATTCGGTCTTCAACTTGATCGTCATCAACGTTAATGTCGATGACAGGCCAACCTAATTTTCTAAGGCAGTAATCTTTGAATTGTGTTCTTGTTTTTGGAGATGCCATAAGAAATCCTTGTTTATTACCTATTTATCTCACAAATACTTTAGAACTTCTGCCGGTTTTACAAAAGCATCCTCCTTATAATCACATTGTTCCCACCACCAAAATTGTTGTTCTCTTAAATAAAAACGATGTTTAAGTATGTTGATATTTTCTGGATGACCAAATATTTGTGGATCAGACTGGCCAAAAATGACGATGCCTGGTTTACCACAATCCCACGCTAAATGTTGGAAAAAACTATCAACAGAAATCCAAGTTCTACATTCACCTATAAGTGTTCGTAGTTCTGGTATTGTTAAATTTTTTCGGAAGTCTTCAACTAATTGTTTTTCTTCATCAACACCAACTTGAACGATTGGTTCTTTTATTTGAGTTATCAATTCTTCCCAATATGGATAATTTTTTGGATTTTCTAGTCCATTTCTTAATGGTTTTGAATAGGGTGATATGATAATCATTTTACACCATACATCTTTTTAAAAGCATTTTCTAAAGAATCTTTCCAATTCCATTGATCCATTTTTCTATAAATGTTGTAGTTATCAATGTCGCCAAACAAACGCATTGCATCATCTAAGCTTCGGCCTGGAACAATTTCAGAATAACAAGTAAACACTTCTGGATTTTTGATATAAGGTAGAACATGGTTGAATACAATATGATCTCCCATACCGCAATTCAAAACAACAATTGTTTTATCCCTATATTCTAAATGGTTTCTAAAAATGTATTCGTCATGTTGAAACATTTCTATCTGAAAATCTCTGATACCACCTTTTTTATTTTTTAAGTGCCATGTTATCGTATCTGGAATAATTAAATTTTTGTAACCTTTTTGTTTTAGACCAAATGTGAATAAAGTTTCTTCTCTATGTGCCACTTGTGAAAGAGATAAATTATAGTCATGCACTCCAGCCCGATACAAAAAAGAACAATGTAAGTGGTCTACTTCTTTTACCTCTTTGATGTAATCCCATTGAAGATTCGCCTCTTCAATGTCATCAATTTTTCCGGTTGAATTTGTGACTTTGGCAAATGGAGGCGTTAAAATAGAACCGCCAACAGCACCAACTTCGGGCGTAACATGTTTAAAAAGATTTTCTAAAACATTGGGTTCAGCAACCGTATCATCATCTAATCTCCAAACCCATTCATAACCCATCGTATTAGCCATTTGATGGTTAAAATGTTGGCCTTTTTTCTGACCAAAAATGACTGACCATTCGATACCTTTTTCATTCAACATATGAAGAAGGTATTCGTAATGTTGAATTTCTCTTATGTCTTTTGGTTGGTCATTATCATCAAAAATTACCAATTTGTTTGGTTTTAATGTTTGTGTGATAACAGATTGTATCGCCATTGGCAAAGTTGTGTCGTATCTGCCTCTAGTCGAAATAGAACATAATATACTCACTTAAAAGCCTCAACAGTTAAAAATAAATGATAAGTTTCGTTCATCACATACTTAGACGCCGGCCGAACTCGCACCACATCTTTAAAGCCAGCCCAGCCCAAATTCGTTCTTAGTTGTGTTTCAGC